TACTGCTTTTGAAGTCTCTAATAATAACGGAATTATCTTTGTATACGAACATTTTATCTATATAGCCCCTGATCGCATACCTCTTCTCGCCATCGTTAATTTCTAGGTCAAAAAACTTTTCAGATTCTGCTTCTACGGGGGCATCTTCAGAGTCTCCAAAAAAATCGTATCTCAATCCGTTGACAATCATTTCATCGATAAGCTCAAGATTTTCTTGATCGTTGACATTTAGCTCTTCAGCTTCTTTTCTTACTTGTTCAGAAACAATTTTGGTATTCCAGATTGTTCCGTCTTTAACGATTTTGTTAAACTCCCTCTTGTGTTTATCTCCAAGTAGCTCGAAAACATTGTGACATATAGTTCCCCTGCTAGCTCCATCATTTCGCGCTTCTGGAAGTTTTAGTTTATACTTGCACCAATAGGTCCACGAGCATTGCTGTGCGGTTTTAATTCTGCTTGCGGAGAGCCTTGTGAGTTCAGTCATCGATTATAATTGATTTATTTTTTAATAAAGATTTTGGAATAGACTTGATTGAGTCAAGAGTTGACAATATCCGAGACCTTTGGGCTTGTTGGTCGATAGATAGTAGTTTTTCATTCCATTTTTTAAAGTCGTTTTCATTCATATCACCAAAATCATTTTTAATTGGAAGGCAGATATTAATTTTTTCTTTATCAAAGAAATTTAATAATTTTAAATAATTTTTTACGCTAGCCTCGAGGCCTTTATTTCTCGATGATTGGCTATCATTGTTTAATGATATTACTATATTACTTGGGTTGAAAGAAAGTGTTGAACATATTAATTTTGTACTTATTTCAAGACCAAAGGTAACTAAAACATTGAAATATCCAAATTGGTTTAACATCAATAAATCTCCTATACTTTCAACAAATATAACTTGGTCTTTTTCTTGAATTGCATTAGATGTCAAATCATTTACGTATAGTGGGTATATCCATGATTTCTTTCTTCCTATATGTTTCCATTTTGGCCTGCCTTCATAGCGAGACATATCCCTGCCGGAAAAGCCATAGATTTGTTTGTGTTCATTATAGACAGGAAATACAAATCGTTTGTTTAGTTTTCCATTTGTTGCGAATCCTCCTTTAAGGTTTTTAAGCACTTCGTCAGAAATGCCCTTATCATTATAGAATTTATAATGAGGAAGCAATTTTTTAAGACAGTCCTCTGGGTATATTTCGTCCATTTCTAATTTTTGTTGAGATGTAATTTTTTGATACATTGAGCCCAAACTTTCTTCTTCGTCAATGTATTTTTTGATTTCATTTTTATCGTTTGTTCCGAGGGTAATTTCGACCAATCTTTTGAATGGTGAAAATTGACTATTCTCTACATGATCTTTCCATACTCCTGTATTTTTATATATTTGTATTGCTGTTTTGTTGTCGCCATTTCTAAAAACAGCATTAGTCTGCCAATACTGGCCCCTGTCGAATAATTTATATCCGAGTCTGTCGAGACAGTCTTTTATTTTTTCTGGTGACATTATAAAGTAGGGGCTTCGTCTAGGAAGTCTGTGATTGCTTCGACTCCTTCCGAGTTAAGATGTTCGACCAGATCATTTAGGTCACCTTTTTCGTCGATGTTAAAATTTTCCATATGCAGGTTAATGTAATTTTTCCTTTTGCTTCCATCGGGCATTTCTACTGGTTGAATCGCTCTGTGAACATTTTCGCCCAGCCACCTGTATTTTAGGCATATCAGTTTATGCGTTCCAAAGCCTTCGGGCTCTGCCTGAATTTCATCCATGGTCTTTTGCCTTAGTAGGAAAAGGTGTGAACAAAATTGGGTTATTTGGTCTGATAGCGATACGATACTTTCATCGTCAACTATGTTTTCAGATCTTCTGTTGTTTGTAATTCCTAATCGGTTACTCTGTACACTTGTAAGCATTGAGACGCATGGGCCATCATTAAAGGAAAGTTCTTTCTGAATCAATTGTTTGAACCTATCTACCATTCGTCCCACAGCCTCCCACGAGCTTACTCCGTTTTGTTTTTCGTATGTCGTTTTAATATAATCGAAGCTAAAGATCATTTGGTTTCCTCGGCCCACTTCGGAGAAGTAGAACCTGCGGATAGTATTAACTAGATTTTCTACTGATTGACCTGCGACGTTATAGTAATAAAATTTTAAGTTTTTAATTTTTAGCCAAGTGTCTCTTACTTTTTTTACCACCTCATCACCTGCTTGTCGCCACCTGCCTGTTTCCAAGAGATTCATGGGTACTCCTGAGAGTGCAGAGCACTGCCTGATTATCAATTCTTCTTTGCTCATTTCCCCATTATCAAAATGCAGTACGGGTACATTATTATTCATTGAGGATACTTTTGTGCAAAAATCCATGCAAAATTGCGTTTTACCAACTCCTGCTCTTGCTACAACAACGGTAATGTTTCCTGGCCTGAGGAGCGAGCCATACAATTCATTAACTCTTTGATGCGGCCCCATGAGCCCAAATTGAGAAATGGGATTATTTCCCCTCTCCTCGATAAATTCTTCCATTTGTTCGAAAAGGTTCTCCGGTTTTTCTGCTCCGCACTCATAGAAATTTATTTTATCATTGTAAATTTTATCGGCGGTAGATATAATTTCAGAAAACGATTGAGTGTTGTTCGCTGACTGCATTGCTTTCGCTACCTCAAGGGATGCCTCATATATGTCTCTTCGGGCGGTAATTTTCTTTAGCTCTTTAGCTGCCTTAATAACCCCTTCTTGGGATATTTGTCTCATCGATAGTCCTTTAATGTAATCTGCGATGTTTATGTTGTCTTCAAAAGACATTCCTAAGGAATCAACCCTTTGACTAAGAATTATTTCATCTACAGATTCTCCATTTTCTAGAGACTGCCTTAAAACGCAATATATGGTTTTGTTGACTATAGAATTTTTCTCAAAAAAATCTTTTTCCGAAACAAATGCAGCGATAAGAGGATAAGATTCTGGATACTTTATTAATCCCGCGAGGAGATGTTGCTCTAGTTCATATGAATATACCATGATTGCATGGTATCATATATACCTTAATAAGTCAAGAAGTTTATTCGTCTTCTTCTCCTAAATCCGATGGAAAGTCGAGTTTTAAATCGTGAGAGTCGGCTTGATCAAGATATTGCTCAAGAGCTTTACGCAAGCCCATTTCGATTATGCCGGAATTAGCTTTCGTAACAATCGAGGGGATACCTTCTTGATTAACGTATGCCAGTATAAACCCGCTATCCCCGTCTGTTTTCCCAGTGCATTCAAAAATTTGAGTTAGTAGGTTTTCTGGCAAATTAAATTTTTCTAAATTTTCTGGGTCAATTTCGTCGTCGTTCATAATTTATATTACACAAATTAAATATTCGATGCAAGATTATCAAAAAATGATTCTGAAGTCATGTCTTTTTGATAGATCTCGATTAAGTTGATTTCGTTGATTTCACAGAATTTTAATTTCTCTTGATCTCTTCTTAACTGATTGATATAATTTATTTTGTTGGATCCGTGAAAATGAGGGACATATCTATTATGCTGTTCTCCTTGAACTTCTATTGCTATTTTTTTATTTGCATTATAAAAATCTAGAGATAGTTTTGTTCCTGCAACAGGAAATTCTTCAAAGACAATTTGGTTTTTCCAGTATTGTTCTAGAAAGGCTTTAACTCTTCTTTGAAGCTTGCTGCGGCTTGGTCCAGACCAATTAATTAAATATTTTTTTGGCTTTACTATTCTCCGTGTTCGACCTGTAAGGGTTTTAAATTGCATTAGATAGATTTTTAAAATCTTCGTAAAGAAACTGTACGAGTTTTTCGTTTTCTTCTAGAAAGTCTATAATTTTTTGTTCGCCTTGAAATTTTTCTGGTATCTCAAGGTCGTTCGTTGAGAGCTCTTTGATTAAATCATCTGAAACGGAAATCCAGGCGCCCTTCTTGTCAATTAGTTTGAATAAATAGAGCATGTCTAATACTTCCCTTGCAAGCCAAACAGAAGAGCCATTTGTTTGCCCATATTTTACAGGATATCTAACTTGAGATCCGGTCTTTTCGTTGGCGCTTTTTCTAAATCTTATTTTACAATAATGGCCTATTGGGTCTCCTTTGTCTTCTAGCTTAGATGCGCTTGGGTTTTTAAACAAAATATCAGAGGTATATCTCTCTTCGAATTCTAGTATGTAATTTGCGTAGTGTTTAATTGCATTTCCACCAGCCTGTTTTGTTTTTGGGCCACCTCTAGAGGCATAGGGGTTTGTGGCAACTTCTACCCGAACTTGGCTAGTCAAGATCATTGTGTGTCCCATCTTGCTAATTGGTAGTACCATTTTTTTTAAGAACACAGATGTTATCAATGCGCCTCCGGCGACCTGCTCAGATTCTGAGAATGGCTTGTCTATATCGCCAATTCTGCATAGAGCATCCACGCTATCAATGATGAACATATATTTTTTTCCAGATTCATTATTGAATACTAGCTCTCTAATTAGCTCGAAGACTTTTTCGAATATATTACAGTCAAAGCAAAAGAATTTTTCTGGCTCCAAACTAATTCCAGATCTCTTAAGCATTTCAGGGCTAAGCCTGCCCTCGCTTTTAATGTAAATTATCATTCCGTCTTTTTCGAAATGCTTTTGAAAGTTTCTTGCGAAAGATAATGCGCAACTAGTTTTACCTCCTTCATTTATGCC